TAGACCATGCATTGGGTCTAAGCCAGTTGTTGGTAAATCAGAATACCCTTCCCTATCAATAGGTGCTTTCAAGAACTGCATAGCAATATCCATTGCATATCCCGTCATAACACGGTTCTCTGGATGGACATCTACATCGAATACTTCACGATGATACACACATAGATTGTCGCCGGGGCTGCATTCAGCGTTGCACCCTTCGACACTACATGCTGGAAAACTCATTGAGTATCATCCACCTTGCCTAGATTGTAATCCATTTCAAGACCACATGCACCGCATTTAGGCAACCAACACATGTGTAGCATGCCACAATGACGACATCGAGTACCAGCCCCGATGTTCACGATATCACGGATTTGGCGATTACGTGTATTCTGCTTCTTGATGGCGTACTTATTCCACTTGATGCCTTCATTGGCATCCTTCATATTAATGCCATATGATTCTGCTTTGGACCAACCTTGTGATGCCATTCTTTCGACATCTTTCAAAGAAAGACCATCACGACCAGTCATAGAAGCACCATACCATCATGCCTCGACCATCATCGCTAATTTCTAATGCTGATGTTGCAGCATTAGTTAATACAAAACCATTACCTGTTGCTAACGTTACTGCTAAACCTGCAGGGTCGACTACATACAATTCTTGATTATCGATAACTGCAAACTTAGTACCGCCACCAATACGAACAGATGTTGTAGTAACAGCAGTGCATACTCCCAATAATTCAATAGGTTGAGATTTTTTGGTTGTATTCTTTGCCCATATTTGAAACCCAACTGGTATCACAGTAGTTACTGCACCAGAACCGGGCAACGCATCATCGCTAGTCATTGCCGTACTAGTACCAGCAGCATATCCCGCAGCGTTATTGATATGGCACATTGTAGGGTAAGGCCCAGCGACTGGTAGTCTAACCGAGGCAAACGAGGGCAACTAAATACCCCCTATCACCTTCGGCCTAATGCCCACCATGTGCCGTCTTGACCCGCTACACATTGGACAACGACCGCTGGTCCGGTTGTATTGATGAGTGCGAACACACCGTCCACACCAGCACCAGTTCCTGCTGTGCCACTACCAGCGTTAGCACCACAAGCGATAATCTCGCTTACAGTATCTGCTAAACTAATAGAGCCACCTGCATCTCCGCCACCGTTCGTAAATGTGCCAGATACCAATAGTAGGTCACCTAACACATGATTCCGTGTTTCTTTCGTACTTGCGAATGCCATTCAAATCACTCCGTTTCATCCTCTGCGAGTTCTTCCTCGCCATTAACATCTTCGGTTACTTCCTCAGTTTCCACTGGATTTAGATGCTCACCAACACGGCTTATCAATTGGGCCTTAGTTAGACCTGCACGAGTGCGGACACCCGCATCTTTGAGCCATGTTGCAATATCATTGCGAGTCCATCCCATATCTGGAATACCATCTCCACCTTCGTCTACAGTGACTTCTTCGGCAGGTGCGGTTTTATCATCCCATATACGGCAATTTAGTAGTTGTCCTCGGAACAGGTCCAATGACTCCTGTGATACCTCTAGGGGTTGTCCTCGAATGAGCATGCCGAACCCTACACGGCGTGTAGGAAGTGGTCCGTCATACACAACTGTGGGCATATGATTCACCCTTATGCTACGATTAGCCAAATTACAGCGTTGCTTGTATCGTTAGTGGTTCCATCAGTGGTTGCTTCACAGTCAGCCGTGAGAACAAGTCCGCTGAAGGTCACACCAAGATTTGCAGTAGCGTCAGTTCCGTGTGTGATAGCACTAAGAATAGCATTACATTCACCACTAAGAGTGATTGTTTCTGCTTCTGCAAGTGCGCCAACGCCAAGACAAACGAGACGAGGTTGCGCTCTGTTTGCGCCGTCAGTTTGTCGTGGTTCAAACGAAGTCAAGGTTCCGGGATATGATGTTAGCCATGTTCCATCGTCTTGGTCTACGCCAGCCCATAATGGGAGGTCCAGATTGACCGCCATTGTTGCGCTTCCGCTGCTCGTGTATGTAATTCCTCTGTGTGTTGTTGTCGCCATATTTCTTCAACTCCTTATTTATCTCCTATGCAACCCTCACGAAAGGTCACGAACACTCCCCTGTGCGCCAAAGAAAGACACAACTAGTTCACCCATAGTTCGGTAAAGACCTTCCTGACCGAGACGGTTGATGGCGAATGGGTCGCCAGATTCAATACCGCTCTCGAAGTACTGCGTAGGAATAGCCGTTTGGAACCAAAGATAGTCCGTGTCGAGGTAATACATTCGACTGATGCCGTCAGTTTGCACATCCTTTGATGGGATGATTGGGACACCGTTGTATGTAGCCACGATGAAACCGGCTTCGATACCGGGAACACCCTTCACACCGTTAAACGATGGGGTCACACGCTTGGTTTCCATGAAACGCTGCTGGGTCTGCAATAGTTGCTGAACGCGCATTAGCGTATCATATCCAGTAAAGATGACCTTCGGGTTACCACCACGGGTCCAGACCTGCTGGAAGATGGTATCAAGGTGGTCAAGGCTCAATGTGCGGTTAGTACCACTTGTTCCAGAAGCACTGACTTCAGCACTGTGGAAGTCCGCAGAACCATCACGGGTAATGGAATACATGTCGTTGTCCGTGTTTGCGGAGACATATCCATTCGCGTTGTTAATGGTGTCCGGGTCTGTGGTTAGTCGGTCAAGCGATTCAAAGTCATTACCGGCAGGTGTTTCCACAGCAGTGGTCAACATCTGGTTCACATGGTCAGCATGGTGTTTGCCCATTTCTTCTTTGAGAACCTGTCGAATGTCGCCAAGACCGTCATCCTTGTCGGCAAGGAAGATTGCGACTTCGCTCATGTCGAAGGTGTGCGCAATGGTCTTCGGCTTTGCAGCGACATGTAGGAAGGTCGGCTTGGTGGTGTCCGGTAGAGTTGCGTTTTCAGCAACACCGCCACCCTTCGTGAAGGAAGGCTTGGCGGTAATGATACGCCATCCACTCTTCTCCCACGGCTTCTTAGGTAGAATAGAGAATGCGTTGAATTCCTGATTCAACTGACTCCATACCTTTCGGCCATAAATTGCCTGATAGGTTCCTGCGGTCGTCGACAGCATAGGAGCGTCGGCTTTGAGTATATCAGAGCCGCTGTATGAGTATCCACTCACGTTTCCTGCGCCGTAGTAATATCGTTCCATGTCCTGAATTGTTCTAATGTAATCTCGTGCCATCTAAATCACTCTCCCCTCAATGCTTTGTTCGCCAAATTGTGAACCTCGTCCCAACTAACATCTGCTAGGGCTTCGGTCGAGGGAACATCAATGGTTGGTGCGGACTTTCGGATTGAACCGGAGCCAACATCACTGGAAGCAATACCGTCAATGCGGGTTGCTAATTCGAGAACTGCCTTTTCCAAGCGGTCCACAGGGGCACGGGCATCATAGGATGCATGTGCTTCTGCGTTGGCTTTGGCCATCAGTTCGTTTTGTAGGCGTTCAGTGAAAGCATCATTGAGTTCGCCCTTGAATTGTTGCTCCATTGCTGCAGCCTTGAAGACCTCGTATGCCTGCTCAACTTGTGATGCGGATACATTCTCCTTGATGACGAATTGGTTACCCTTTGGTGGGGACCACTTGTCTTGAGATGCGCGGATAGCAAACTTGTTGCCTTTTCCACCGGAACCGAAGTTCGCTTTAGGAGCGCTGATGCCTTCACCAACGATTCCTTTTGCTGGTTGGCCACGATGGGATGCACCGTCTTGTCCGGGTGCGTATCCCTTCTCCACCGCATCGAAATGGGCACGAGCCGCGTGTGTATCTACGCCAGCGGACTTTAGGGTGTCTTCCATCCAATTCAGGTAATCAGTAGTGATTACATCATCGAAAGATTCGCCCTTATACATGCCTTCTTTCTTTTCGTCTTTCTTTTCGTCCTTGCTATCGTCAGACTCGTCCTTTGCGTCTTGAAGGAATGCAGGCTTCTCGCCCTTCCCCTTCGATACATCGGTCGTGTCGTCCAATCGCTTGGATAGTCGTTCTAGTACGTTGTGCAGTTGTTCTACTACTTCATTCTCCGTCATATTTGTGTCCTCCTTCAATATCCTAAATGTGGACTCTGTGTTTATTCCTTTTTCGCAAATAGTTACTTCATGCAACTCCATGTCTTGGATTTCACGGTATGAACCGCGCATTCCGTCGGACTTGTTGACGCGCTTAAACGCCTGTCCTCCGATGGAGAAAGCCCGAAGGTTTCCTTTGCGAATCTCAGCAGCGACTTCTCGAGCCTTCTCGATGTCGCTTCGTAGTTTGATGACGACGAACATACCTGTGTCGTCAACCTCGGACTTCCATACGCGCCCGTTTGAATCAGTGTATTCGGGGATAACATCTCCGACTTGAATGTTGGAATGTGCAAGTTGGACATTCCGATAAGATGGGTTGCCCATGAATTTGCCGAAGGCTTTGTTGAGTGCTTCTGTAGTAATGAGGTCTCCCTGCTTGTCCACGAGTTCCACACTGGCATATCCAGCGATGATGAGGTCATCGATAGATTGTGCCTTGATGAGCATGGCTCCTTGTGGGCCAGATTGTCGGAAAACTGATGCACTTGCCATCCCCTTCATCACCAACGAGTCTCGTCATGGTATATGATACAACCTGTGATACCACTGATACTATTCAGGGTCCATTTCCACTACTGCCTCTTGAGGCGTTACTCGAATTTGCCCAGTTTCACCCTCTTCTGTTTCCAATTCTTCAACCAGTGGGCGAGGTTCACCAGTGACCTTAGGGTTCTTAGTAGGCTTTTCTTCCTTATCTTCATCACGTTCACGCATGTCGTAATCTAGTGTATTAGAATCAGTAGTCAATTCAGTTGGACCACGAGGTGCGCTATCGGGTGTGCCTAGTCCAATGCCTAGTCCACGGGCACCTGTCCATGTTGAACGCTCTTTGGTAATTGATTCTTCAATCAATGTGAGTGCTTGGACTACCATTTTGGCTACATTTGGCTTGAGAATCTGGTCATCTCCCATCTTTTTTGGCTTCTTTATCTCAAATGATACCTCATGGGTTTTACCTTCTTCATCTTCATCTTCATCTCGCCCCTTATCTTCTGTTTCACGGGGGTCATAATCTAATTTGACTAATCCATTTACCGTCATCCCTACGACAGGTTCCCAAAATGGGCGAAGGCTTTCGGACATATGGATAGCATAATCACTATTAGATAAGTCATTCAATAGGCTGTATGGAGCATGTAGCATCCATGAATCGTTCCATTGTTCCATTTTGTAGATGACTGTATCTTCTAAATTGTGTAAATGGATTTCGACATTGTTAGAATTAACTACAACATCGTGTGGGAAAATTATGGGACTATATGATTTCGTCAACATACCTAGTGTTTCAGTACTATCTGTGGCTTCAGTGGGTGATTCACAAATAATCTTACGACCCTGTATATCATACACATCTTCACCTTCACGTTCTTTATGGGTAACGCTGGTAATAGCAATCTGCACATATTCACCTTCTTCATATGGTCTTCTTTCACGAAGTAATGTGCCGATATCCATATACCATTTTCCATTTCGTTCCACAGCGCGATTACCAATGTTCTCTGCTTTTTGAGGATTGATTGGACCTACACCCAATCGATACATGTATGGCCCACGACCACGCCTATCGAGAATTAATGCATCAATTTCCTTTTCAGACCTATACAATACCCATTTTGGATGTCGAGGTTCACCTTTCATATATGTTGAAATCGCATCACGTAATAGTATCCCATCGTGTTCTTCATCCTCAAGGCTTTCTACAGCCTGTTCTAATCCATCATCATCAGTACGTCGAGTATTGAACGGTGCTGGCATCATAACAGCATCAGTGCTTTCAAATTGTTGGCGCAATTTCGCAATACGGTCTTTGAGAGGTTCTTCGTATAGTTCTTTGTGTCCGTGTTCCAATAAATCAAGAATTATAATTTGTGTTTTGGTCGCAATAGCGTCCACTACATAGGAATCACTATTGGCATCTTTTAGACCTTGACGCATATCTTTGGATAATCGACACTTGGTTCCGTCAGCATATATTGCATCCACATTTTTATTCTTCTTATGGATAATGACTCTCCTTCCTGTATGCCATGTGGATACAACCCAATCACCACTAAATCCACGGAGATGTTTCAAATCATCCATACTGAAAATGCGATGTGCTGCTTTCACTGGCTTCAATTGAACATCGTCTTTCAAAATATCTGGATTAGTTAATGCCTTTAACAAATTAGATACAGTGGGTTCATCTTCACTCATCTTAAACGCAGCGCTTTCACCACTTCTTAACTTCTTTTGACTTTCAGGGTTATCGTTAGCACTCGGTGCAGACGGATGGATATTACTCATTGGTTGCATATCTGGAAATACCGATTGAATATGGTCAAATGGAACATTGAGTAATGGTATCTTATCTGCCAATGGTGTTCCTTGATTGTGTAGGACTGTTGGTTTTCCATAGAAATCGAAACCTACACCAAAGGTAGGTGATACCTTCCATCCAAACTTATGACGATATCCACTACTATTGAATACACTCATGGGGAGTGTTGAAGGTGTTGTTTGATATCGTTTTCCGCCATGTGGAATATATACAGAAGCCCCTGCTTGCATATCTTCCCTTTCTTTGTAAGGTAAATCATATCCAAAAATTGAATCATTATCCCATGTTCGATGTTCTGGTTGCGCTCGCAATATCCAATCGTTGGCATGTCGCCATAATTGCATTGCATTCACATGTGCTTGCGACCAATCCCCGTTTTCATCAGGTCCAAATGGGTCATCCAAACCATCTGCTTCAAACTGTTTTCGCACATGATTTTGTAGTTCTTGTGCTGCACGTTGAACCAATTCAATTGTTGAGAACATTTTTTGTCCATGATATTGTCGTTGTTCAAGATGAAATCTATTTTGAAAAGATTCAGGATTATCCAATGCTTCTAACTGGTCTTCTTGTTGTCGCATCCATTCTTCTGGCATACGTTCATCTTCAGGTGTTTCCAACCATGATTCCAATCTATCAGTAAGTTTTCTTTCTAGATTTTGTTGTGGGGACGGACCTACTCGAGCAGATGTAGCACCGTCTGATAATTTGTGAACTCCACTCCCTTCACAATTTGGGCATTCTTGACCAGTGGGAGGGTCAGGATGTGTATCGAAAAAGTCCAATAAATCTGGTGTTTCTTCTGGTGTAGCAGTAGGAGTAAGCCAATCATCTAATGAATCTGACTTAGCAACATCTTCAGGGTCAATACGTCCATCTCCATTGCATACAGGGCATGGGGCTTCACCTGATGTTTGTGCATGTAATGCTGCTTCACGATTTGGGAAAACGAAACGATGTGGTTCAACACCTCGTCCTTCCCCGAAATTAACTTGCTCTGGGTAAAACCGACCTCTATCTACACTACCTTCACGGTCGTGATATAGATACCAACCACCGGGTTCATTATCCAACCAACCAATATCTGCACGGGAATCTGATAATGGGTCACCGGGTGCATATGCTCCTTCTTGAATACTCCACGGGTCTGCTTGCCTTTCTTGTAATAATGGCAATGGTTGTTGTTTGTTTGGCACACGACCTAAATCAGTATTAATCATAAATTGCTTAACACGAGCGTTCAAATCTTGATTTGATGGATGACCGGGAATAGCATCAATACCTTGTTCACGAACTAATTGTTGTAAATCTCGTTCCCACCGATTCATTCTTTCAGCAACTTGACCCCCACCTGATGTTATACCAGCAGTATTAAGAAATGCACCTTCTGATGGGTGACGATTAAGTCCTAACCATAACGAATTCAACATGGCTTTTTTCTTTTCATTGGCACGACCTCCTCCTCTAGGAGATAGAATATGAGTTAAACTACGTCGAACTGGGTAATTATGTATGGTATCAACACCATCAGTTTCAGTAGTATATTCACCTAGTTCATTTAATGATGCACCTGCGACTGTTAAAGGGCCACCAGCAACTACTCTCCCATATTGGTCATGGTATGCAGGTTCAAATGATGTTGCAAGTTGTGGCCAGTGTTTATTATTCCCCGCTAAAACATTACCGTGACCTGCATAATCTAATGCATCTGTTGGTTGGTCGGCAATAATTCCCAAAAGAGATTGCATTTCATCTCTTGGTTGTCCTTGAATAGGGAGACTAATTTTCATAGATGGTTCTCGTTGCATCATACCATCTTCATCGACTTCGCCACCTTCTTCAGGCCATATCTCTGTAGGATACATGGTGGGATTCATACCTTCTTCGACAGTCATAGCGTATTGAGAAGCCGAAACATCATCTGGATAAGTGAATAATCCAGTACCATCTGGACTACCCCAATCATTAGGATGAAACATATGATGTAATTCACTTAGTGGGTTCATAGCGTCAGCAGCATGACCACCTACACTATGGTGTGGAGCCATAAACAATGCATACGGAGATAAACGCACATCTTCGATATCTCCACCACTATAATGGTGCATATTGAGATACGGACTCATTCCATTCATGACTTGTTTTCTTCGTTCATATTCAAAACCTAATTGCTGGACGTATTCTTGTACTGCATTAAATTGGTCTTCGTCTAAAAATGCTCCATCATAATCTAAGAACTCTTGAACACTAGTAAATGGGTCAAGATTACTAATATTATGCCTTAAGCCCAATTTACGTTCTCCTTCTTCACCTACATGGCGAGGTAATTTACCTCCATTTTCACGAATGATTTTATCGTATAATGATTCTAGCCCAAGTGCTCGTTGAGTTCTCCCATCGATATAATGCGGAGCATCTGTTTTTCGTTCCCTTTTATCGAATAAACCGTGTGCGTCTTCGTGGTTTGGATTGTGTCTCCAATGTCCATCATCGTCAAAATATCCTGTTGGTACTCGCCCTACCAAACCTTGTTGCACTGTATCCCCAGTTTCACCATATACCAATGTCTCTCTCAATGCTTCTAGATATCGTCGTTTTAGGAAGTTCTCTTTTTGTTCCATATCCATTGAATAATGTGGTGTTGGTAATCCATTACTTGGAGCATCCATACCACGTAATCGATGCATTACTTCACCGGCTAAATATCGACCCATCCAATTACGATTAAGCCATCCAGATTGCATGTGAGGCATCTTAATACTATTATCTGATGGGCTCATACCATGTTTGCTAATATGTTGGATAATTTCATCACGTTGGTTAGGTCTTAACCATTCCATACCAAAGCCATATCCTAAGAATCCCAAAGCATGGTCAGGGTTTTCAGTACCTAAATCACCTAATGGGTCTGGTTCTAACCCTGCCCATACTCGTTTGTATTGATTCAAATGCGCTCGTCGTTGTTCTATTGGTTCTGCATTTTTGATTTCTTCAGATGCAACATCATTCAACCAATCACCAAAATGTCGTTCGTAGATATCACTCGGTAAATCACCCATATCATGTCTACCTAAATGTCGTGTATTACGATGAAAAGAATCTTTATTATTTCTTTCATGGTCATGAATACCCGGCTCTAAAAATTGTGTATGATAATTAGTGATATTTCCTTCACTATCTTCACTAGGTTCCCATGAAGATGCTAATGATTGCAACCATTGTGGTTGACCCCATTCGGAATTTTCCATTAGTGGGGATAAGTCCCATAGACCTAGAGAACCATACGCAACATCAGAATCTCTACTATCCATACTTGGCCATTTACTATGCGCTGAACGTGGATTGTTGTGACCATCAACAAATTGAGTCATTCTTGGTATCCATTCTTCATCAGACAAACCTTCGTATTCACTTACTACATCACGATATGGGGCCATCCATTTTGATTTCAAAATACCATCAGCAGCATACGATAATGCATATTCTGCATGATTATATTCAAACAATCCGTGTCGTTTGAGATTCATTTTTGAAAACTGATAATTTGCTGCAGCGTTTTCTAAATCAATATCATCGAGTAATGACCGATACAAATCGTGCTTCGCACGAAGATGGAAATCGTATGGTGTATCTATCGTCATATCGTGTCCCCCATCACAGGCGACGCGATAGGTCCTCAACCTTCTTTACGAGTGAATCCATACTGAATGGATTATCTTCACTCCACGCACCAAGAAGCGTTGCTGATTTCTTCAATGGAACGCTTTCACCACTACCGCCGTCAGTGATATGCATACCTAAAGATGAACCTGTTTGATGTGGGTTAGATTGAGCATTGTAATTAAGACCCGGAGGATTATCGTCGCGTACTACGTTCTTTTCAACAGTTTCAGGGACAGGTGGCACTTCACCATTAGTCCAATAATGTTGAGCGCGAACGTTACTTCCACTTACATCTTCAAAATGAACATCGTTATTACCTTCATGTTCAATGGCTTTTTCTAATTGATTTGCCTTATCTAAAAGGGTTTCATATTCGCTGTGTTCACCGGGTTTTACAGGCATAGGTTTCATTCAACATTCACCTCGGGCATTGGGGTATTGGCTACATGGCCAAGAGATTTGGCTTGATTTGCAAGATTGTGTATTTCACTCCAATCCATATCAAAGAAATCTTCGTTTGACTTTGGTATATCGAAAACGTCACCATCTTCTTCCTTCATAATAGTTGAATCTCCACGGAGAGGGTCACCCCATACATCTTGAACTGCTGGTGTATCTGCACGAACAAACCCTGCGCGTTTCAATAGATTAGCAGGTTGCAACATCATCTTTCGTAGTTGTTGGTTTTGTTCGCGGAGTGTAGATAAGTCAGAATCCATGCGTTCCATCTTACTGATTAATGCGGACATTAATCGTTCTGCACTATCTGATTCAGTCATTCTATCACACTCGCTGACCCGGTGAACGCTGAGGTTGCATTACACCACCGGTGCGAGCAGGCATGATAAGTCCCTTCACCATGCGGTCACGGTCACTAACATCGAATACTTGCGCAGTTTCCGCGAATTGCATTACTGGAACTCCACCAGCATATAGATTGTTAGGGCCAGTTGGGGCCGATTCTGCTTTTTGAACAATACTCCAAAGGTCTTCAGCAAGGAACGAACTTGTGTTCTTAATGACTTTCAGGCAATCGTTTGCACTGTTTGTATCACCATCTTCAATGGCTTTGTGAAACGCCTTAATTGCATCTTCCATTTTACGAGCCATTGGGTCCATCTTGGACAAGTCTACGCGGGTCATCGTCGTTCTGATGGTAGGGTCGGATATGAAATTACCGACCGTATAGCCCACTATCTGGTTGTTTATCACCCAATGGGTCAGATGCCTTTTCCTTCGCTGCTCTAACCGATTCTAATGCTTGTTCAATTGGCGTTTTATCATGACCACGTTGATGAGATGTGGCTTGTGGCGCACCAGATGGCGCACGGTCATCCTTCACACCCGCAATACGGTTAGGTCGTGAACCATCTACTTTGTCTGAATCGCTTCCGCCACCAACCGGATTGAATGCTTTCGCAACAGCGGGATTAGCCATCGCCATATTGGGTTGCTGACCTACGCCTTGCATACCCATACCCGGCATACCACCCGGCATACCACCCGGCATACCCATACCCGGCATACCACCCGGCATCATACCTTGACGTTGCATTGGATTACCACCGCGTCCCATACCCGGCATACCACCCATACCACCCATCGGCATACCACCAGTTGGTGGAGGCACTTGCGGATTACCTTGTGCTGGTGGTGCCACATTCTTATACACAAACCGAATATCACGGTCACCTTCTTCTTTGAGTTCTGGTTTGAATCCAAGTTGCATCATACGAGATGCAATATTAACTTCCATTTCATCACGACGTAATCGAGTAACTTCATCTTCTTCTTCGTTTGGATACAAACTGAGTTTCCAATCATGAACACCCATTGCTTCAAGCAATCGAGGGAATAAATCACGAGTGTATATCTTCTGACCGTATTCTACGGCACGATTTGTGACGAGAATCTGCATACCTTCGTTGGATAACCCACCACCTTTACCTGTATCTTGCATGAATATGTTTGATACACCATAGAATGCTGAAATCCGTTGACGTAGTTCTTCACGGACTTGTGCGTATTGCATTTCATCCATTGTATCCATGAACTTAACCCATTCAACACGACCACGACCAGTAGCAGATTCAACACCTACCTTTGGCACGTAATGTGGGTCACGTTCCATCTTTTCTTCAACGCCCTTCCAGAAGGAAGCAGTAGATTGAATGTTATCAGTAGTGATTGCTAGAATACCACGCGGGATTCTGCGTTTAGAATACAATAGATACATGTAATTGTCCATTGCAGAAATGGTCATTGCTTGTCTCCACATTGTAGCGACAGGGGAACGACCATACAATTTAGATGGGTTGAACTTACTAATGTGTAATACTTCACCTTCAAGATAATATTGTGTTTTACCTGAACCTGCTGTGTTCACGAAATGAACATCTTGCAATGGGAGGCTACATATTTCACATTCTGTATGTTCTTCTGTATGTGAATATGTCTTATTACGGTGGACAGGACATACCTTGTATCTTCCACCACGAACACCACGTTTGTCTGCAACCAATCGAATGAATGTAGGGTCACCACGTACTAATTGCTTAACGCGAGTGAATTCGATATCACCAGTCTTTTCATCAAGATAGTATTCCTTTTGTAGAACTAAGAACGCATCATCAACAATATTCAAATCAAATTCTAATTCACGAAAAACGTCCATAACTCGTTGGTCCATCGTATTACGTTGGTCAAACAACCATTTTGGATATATGATTTCATCATGGTCCGGTGGGCGTAGTTCGCCACCACATAATTCACATGCGTCTACTGCGTGTTGGTATTCTTCTTCACAATCAACACACTTGTGTTGGAACTTTTTTTCCCAATATAGACCTCGGCGGAATATTTCCTGAGTTAATGTATTGATTGTGGTGCGTAAAATTACAGATTCTTGGCACACCGCATACAATGCTGGAATAGTAATACCTTGAACAAGTACAGGTTCCTGAATACCCGTTTTCCACAACGGCATTGTTGGTGCAGGTGTTTCCTTACGGCGGAAAGGTCGAGTTAACGATGTTAGAAATCGTTGGATACGAGTTTCTTCTGCCATTAGATTGCACCGCCGTGTTCTGGCATTGGGCCGTCACCAGTCAGTGCTTCTTCAACAATGCGATTTAATTCATCTAAATCATACATGATACGCTCTATAGTTTGTGGGTCAGAATCCCCACCAGCAATTTGTTTAGCCAACATTCTTACTTCAGCCAATTTACGATGCGCTATTGCCAATTGTTGTTTTTGGTCATACAATGGTTTTGGCTTCTCTGGCTTTTCTTGGCCACCCATACCCATACCGGGTTGTGGTGCAGGTGCGCCTTCTTGTGGAGGCATTGCCCCCATTTTCATAACAACCCATGCGTAATTAATTGGTTTCATAATACCCTCTCCAATGTTTCTGCTTCGATTGCCAACCGCATTAATGTCGAATCACGCCAGCCCTCGATGTCCTCCGCTGTGACCTCCCATTCGGCCAGTAGTTCATCACCCTTTTTGTCTGACCAATTATCCCATTTCACTATTTTTTCTAGTTGTTTCCTTCTTGATTTGGCAATATCTCCTTTGTTTGGAGTATCGATATATTCCAAGACGGCTGTCGCTTGTCCCTTTTTCAAACGGAGATGTGGTATGATACCTTTTAGAATATCACGCACATCATTTTTGGAATAGAACTGTAATCGGTGTTGAGAGCGTTGGGCTTCTTTATGCACCTTCAAATCTAATTGTAGAATACCACATCCAAGTGTTTTGTGTAATTGTTCACAATGGGTTCGACCACGGTCACCTGTTGCAATTAATCCAACACGGGGTTCTCCACGTTTTGTAATCGTAATGTATCCATCAGCGTCAATGAATCCAGCAGCGTATGCCCACGGGTCTTTGATAACAAGGTCTCCATCGTATCCACGAATTACCCAATTATTTCTTCGACTACCTTTGATAATACCTACTTCAGAACCATATGTTTTCATCAAACCACTCAATTTAGATGGAGTCATCTTCTTAATTGGCTGTCCAGCATCAACAAGATTGGATACTATAGTACGACTATCCATTTCACCATTTATTTCTAATTGATTTGCAGCCATAGTCAACCACGACATATCACTTTTAGATAGATTATCCAATATGTGTAATGTGTGATTCCATTGTTTCCTCGCGTCATCACGGGCATCATGTGCTTCAACCCATTCTTGTTTTTGCATTGTATCCCATTCATTTCCATCTTCGACGATGTTATCAATGCGTTCGTTAGCAGCCTCCCATGCCAATACTGCACGAACCAATGATGTTTTTCGTAGTTCTCCGTTTCTTCGTAATGATTGGAGATTACGTTCACTTAATCCTAGTGATTTGATAGCATCTTCATGTCCAGATGTCCATGATAATGATGTAATGGTATCGTCTACTTCGGTCTTTTTCATCAAACGAACAGTATCAATCAATGAATCGATATCATCTTTCACTGATTTATTGACTCGACGAGCATGGCGTAAATCCTTCACAATAGATTCAGCACTACGACCAACAGTATCAAACCACCCAATCGAAGATTTGTTTGTTTGACCATTTCCAGTCAATTGTTGCGCTAGTGTTTGTATGCGTTCTTTTTCTTTTTCTTGTGTATCTGGTAAATCCTTTGGGGGTTCAGTTGGAGTTAATGTTCCAGAACCTTCGCTTGGAGTAGCAGGGTTTGGATTGGTTGTTGGTGGACCCATGATGCTTTGGCCTTGCGATTTGAGCATAGGATGTTGAGATAATTGAATACATATTTCAGCAACATCGAGGTCCATGCCCGTCATATCAAAAGGAGTATCAAACGATTCCCCGACAAACAAACTGCCCCACATACTCACAACCCCAATATACCCTCTGGGAACATCGAATCTAAATCAACAATTCTATCTTTGAACTCAGTAGTAGCCCAATGAGCAAGTGCTAATGCAATCACCATATCATCGTGTCGTCCAATGCTTTCTAATTTCCCTTGTTTCGACATACCAAAGAGCAATAGTTCTTGTTTTAACTCATTCATCATTCGTTGAGAACGTTCATCACCAACGGGAAGAATCATTTGTTCTCGTTCAAATTTCAATACCAATCCCATGAGCAACGATTCACGTTTGGTTTTAGATGAAATAAATGTCTTAATTGGTAAATCTGTATTGGCTCTAAGTTCAGTTGCGAACACGCGCTGGAAATGGTTGGCTTCCAATTCAATAACTTCAGGTCTGAACTTACTATTCAATCGTTGAATCTCCATAATTTGTGTGCGGAAGTCCATACCTTTACGTCTAAGAATATGCACAATTTCCAATTTGTTGGGTTCGTCTTCCGGTTGCCGAAGTACTAACATAACCGTATAATCCGCTTGTCTGTCTGACGAAATAGCCGGGTCCCATCCTATGAAATATTGGTCACCATCTTTCCCTCCTTCAATGGGTGCCAATGCACGGTCATACAATATGTGATTTCTTGATTCGTTTGAAGCCAATATAGTCGATGGGAATAAACTAGATGCGTCGTCAATTGGTTCACATAGATATTCACGGGTAAATGCCACCGCTGGCATATCACGCCTTCGCGCATCTAAAGCATCTAAATCCCACCGTTCAGGCCACAAAGGTTCACCATGCGCATTCAATGCGGGATATGTTTCAACCAAATAACCCGGTTTTTCTTCAAGTTCTGTGTAAAGGTCAGTTGGTGTGAACGGTGTTCCCACAATACATAATTGAGATGTATGGTGCAAACACGGAACTAGAACTTCATAGAACCATGATGCTACACGCTTCAATTCAGTATCTGTAGTGCCCCACAATATGTCGTCACACAGGATAATATCAGGGTGCGCACCACGAACACCACCACCAACTGACTTTGCACTGATACGAGAACCATTTTTGAATCCAAAATATGTCTTTGCCCACGCATCTCGTTTCTTCAATGTAGCCAACATGGGGATACTTTCAATCATATCATTAAGAAATCGCATATGTCGGATTGTCTGGTCTAGAGAGTGACTGAAAATCATGGCATCCGTGCCGGGAAAGAAACATACTTTCCATAGAAGATATGATAGAAAGCATACAGATTTACCGTGGTCACGAGATGCTTTCACACAATAACGATTGTGGGTTTGCAGATTGTGAACCCATTTAGCGTGATGACCAGCGAGTTGCCATCCACAAATGTCTTCAAAAAAGAATTGAAAATCTTTCTTACACATCTCGAAGTCGATTTCAGATACGACTTCATCCATTGAAGACAGTCAAATCACCACCCCTTCAGGATGGATTCGATAGATGAATATGTATCGTTAGATGTTTGAATCATATTCTGTTGTGATTGTTGCGCTCCCGTCATTGCTCCGGGTTGTTGTTGCCATTGTGGTACTTGTTGTCCTTGTTGTCCTTGTTGTCCTGCAATTTGTCCTACTGCCGATGGGTCAACTTGTGCCATTTCTGGTTGCGCTGCTACTTGTTGTTGTTCTGGTGCTACTTGTTGTTGTTGTTGCGCTGCTTGCATTCTTTGATTAATACGCGCTTGGTTAGGGTCCATTTGTTGCAAATTCGCTTGTTGTGTTTGTCCAGCCTGATTCCATGCGTTACCAACAGCACTTGCGATACCTCGACCTATATTACCAACAGCACCGGCTGCTTGTCCGACTTTACCCATTGCGCCTTGTCCGGTTTGGAAGTTCTGTGCTTGCTGACCAGCGAAATTACGGGCACCTGCAACACCTGCTTTTGCTGCATCACCAGCAATTTGACCCAATCCTTCACCTTGTTGAAGCGGATTACCATATGCATCTACACCCTGTTTC